TCTTTAAGAAACTTGTATTTGCGAGATAACTTTTCGGGTGTAACCGGTACTCGTCTTCTAGGAGCACGATTTACTTTTTTCAGTTGAATATACGAGGCACAGTCGGCTATTATCTGTTCAACAAATTTAATTATATTTTTAACATCAGTTTTTTTAAAGTGTCGATATCCTTCAACCAACTGAGGATCATTGCCTTCGAGAACTTCTTTGTATTCGTCGAGCTGAACTTTCCAACTGTTTACTATGATACTGTTAATCATCTGCGGAGAAGGATTTTTGTCATGTAAAATACTCAAAGGTGTTGCACGATCTTTAATGAATTTACATTTGTCAGTGTAAACAAATTCATCATAAAGATCTTCTAATTCAGCTGCACACTCTTGAGCTTTTTCTCTAAGGTGGTCCTGTATGTTTGGCTTTTTAACTGTTGTGGTTTTTTCTTCGGCTTTCTTTTCTTCTACAACTTTAGTACCTTCTTCTGCTAATTCTTTGATCCAACGATCAATTCCATCTTTGTATTCCTGCAGAACCATATCAGGGTTGTTGTCTAAAAGATACGCCGTACAAGCCCAATGACTCTTCCCACCAATCTTCCAATCCGGTAGCTTGTTGATTGCAGACACAATCTTCTTGTCATAGTGTTTTTTAATATACGCTTTAACAGTTGTCAGCCACTCCTTTGATTCTACTTCATAGTGTGTATACCATTTTGCTTTTTCCCAAGTTATGCCTTTTGTCGGCATAAGTGGCATCATGTTTGCACCGCGGCGGGTTGCTCGTACTGTTTTCTTTTTAGGTCTTGCTGCTACTTTATTTGCTTTTGCCATAAGATCACTTTCTTAGTCGTGTTACATAGCCCATCAAGTGAGTTGTCGATTTATTTTTGTAATTATAACACTTCTTACTTAATAAGTCAAGAGTCCATAAATACATTACAATGCCTAGATTAAGTCTTTATCAACCAAATCGTACAAACGATTATCGTTTTTTTGATCGAACCATCTCTGAAATGTATACAGTAGGTGGGTTAGATCTCTATATTCACAAATACCTGGGTCCAAAAACCGGTGGCGAAGATTCAACTGAATCTGGTAACTACGATGCAACACAACCGCTGTATAGTAGCGAAAATCCATTGTTTATACAAGATCTTTTGTTACTAGAAAACCGAGATCGTGCATACGACAAAGATGTTTATCGTATGCGTGGTGTGTATAATGTACAAGATATTGATTTTGATTTATCACAATTTGGTTTGTTTATACAAGACGGCACACTTTTTATTACATTTCATTACAACGACATGATTGATACATTTGGTAGAAAACTAATGTCTGGTGATGTTATCGAAGTTCCAAATCTTAGAGATTTACATCCTTTAGATCCAGCTATACCTCGAGCATTGCCAAGATACTATGTGGTACAAGATGCTAGTTTTCCCAGTGAAGGATTCAGCCAAACATGGCAACCTCATCTTTGGAGAGTAAAAGCCACTCCAATGGTAAATGCACAAGAATATCAAGAAATTATTAACAAACCGTTTGTGTCAGAGCAAATACACGACAACGGAAACTTTTATCCGGCAGGTAGTATTGTAAATTACGGTGACACATACTATCAAGCAAAAGTTGATGTTCCTGTTGGTACTGAAATTACCAACACCACTTACTGGTCAACATATACTCCACCTGCCGAAGAAACATATGGAAGTACTCGTGACAAAGATACCGAACTCAATGACGCTATCTTAGCACAAGCACAACTTGAAGTTCCGCTTAGTGGATATGACACTGTTAGTTTTTATATTGTACCTACAACAAATGAAGGTTATCCAGCTGATCCAACAGCAGTTACAGCAGGCGGTGGAACATCTCAAACCGCAACAACAACTACTACTATTCCGATAAAATATACCACAGGAACAGTGACTTTTAGCGACAGTGCAGATATTTCAGCATCAATCGGTGTTGAATTTCCGCCTGATCCTACCGACGAGGATTATTCATTAAGAACCGACTTTTTTCCACTTCGATTGTATCAATACGATTCTACCCAAGAGACATGGAGTCAAGTCGAGCTTGACAATAATTCTATAGTTTCATACAATCTTGATCCTGTTGAGCCGGTTGTAACATCTGAATCTATTACAGTAGATTCGACATCTATAACTGCCGGAGATGCCGCAGCAACTCCAAGGGGAGATGGATACACATTGGGTTATTTAACCGGAGATGGGATTGCACCAAACGGCTTACCGGTTACACCGGGTGTTAGTTTTCCAGTTGATCCAGCAGAAGGAGCATTCTGCTTACGTCTTGATTATTTTCCAAATAGACTTTTTAGATATGATGGCAAACGCTGGCTTAGAATTGAAGATAATGTAAGAACTGATCTTACAAATGGTCCATTAAATCAAACACTGCGTTCTAGTTTTGTCAACAACCCATACACTGTTAGAACAACAGATCAAGGCGCTATTCCGAGCAGACAAAGTCTTAGTGACCTGTTACGCCCACGTGCCGATAATGGTAATGATGGCGGCGGATTTGAACCAAACCCTAGACCAGGAACTCAGCCCGGACAACGAAACGACGGATAAAACATGCAAACATTTTTTTATGATGAACAGATACGACGATTTTTGCTACAGTTTGCTAGAATTTTTTCAAACTTTCAAGTTGAATATGGCAAAGACGACAACACCGGAGCACCCACTCTGTTGCGTGTACCTGTGAGATACGGTGATGCCACACGTCAGGCACAAACTATCATACAGCAAAATTCAGCTTCTAGTATGCCATCAACTCCGATGATTTCATTTTACATCGGAGCACTTGATTACGACCGGCAACGTATGCAAGAACCATATCATGTCAGTAAAACACAATTACGACAAAGAACATACGATCCCGGAACCGAAACTTACGAAGTTACACAAGGAAATGCTTTTAGTGTTGAACGATTAATGCCTGTTCCGTATCGTTTACAATTAAATGCTGATATTTGGACATCGAACACACACCAAAAATTTCAAATATTTGAACAAATTGCTACCTTGTTCAATCCAGCACTAGAAGTACAAAGTACTGACAATTTTTTAGACTGGACAAGTTTGAGTGTTGTTGAACTAGAACAAGTACAATGGAGTAGCCGGTCAATTCCGGTAGGCGACGACGATCCAATTGACATAATGACAATGAGATTTACACTTCCTATATGGATTAGTAGTCCAGCCAAAGTTAAAAAAATGGGTGTTGTCGAAAGAGTTATCAACTCGATTTATGACGAAGCCGGAGATTTACAAGATGCTGTTATTAATAACGATTTGTTGTTAGGAAACAGACTTAAAGTAACTCCGTTTGGGTATCAAGTGCTGTTGATAGGAAACAAATTACAAGCACTAAACGAAAGCACAGTGGTAAATCCAACTAATAATAACACTGATCCGCAATCAGCAGTACCAAGCAACGAGCAATGGCATGCAATTGTCAACATGTATGGAACACTTCGTGAAGGTGTAAGTCAAGTGAGGCTAGACAGTCAATTTGACGACACCGAAATAATCGGTACAGTTTCATACGATCCAACAGATGATAATTTCTTATTGTTTGACGTTGATACTGACACTATTCCGCAGAATACATTGAATCCTATAAATGCTGTAATTGATCCGTTGGTGTCTGGCCCTGGCGTTGGATTACCTGATGCCGCAGTAGGACAAAGATATTTAATACTTCAAGATCTAGGTAACACATCAAATACAGTGTCAGCTGCTTGGGGTAAAATATCAGCATCAGCTAATGATATCATCGAATACGATGGTGCTTTTTGGAGGTTGGTGTTTGATAGTTCAACCAACACCAATACACAATTTGTTACCAACTTGACAACTGGATTACAGTATAGATGGACCGGTGAAGAAGGATCGGAATGGGTCAAAAGCTACGAAGGATTGTACCCGGGGGGTGAATGGAGTCTTGTGTTATAAGTGCAGTTGGGGCATGGTTTTATGCTACAAATACTGACCGTTATCTATATCTAATGAGAAATGATAAACGCAATCTTGGTTCGTGGGGATTGCCTGGTGGAAAAGTTGAAAAACAAGAAACTTTTCTTGATGCTATTGTTCGAGAATGCCACGAAGAACTTGGGTCAATGCCCGAGTACAACAATATATTTCCGCTTGAACAGTTTAACACACCTGATGGCAAATTTTCGTATCATACATTTTTTATTGTAATTGATAATGAATTTAAACCAATATTAAATCACGAACATTTAGGATATGCATGGATTGATTCGATGCATTGGCCTAAACCAATGCATCCAGGGCTCTGGAATACTGTAAATTTTGATGTTATTAAAAATAAAATTTCAACAATAAGACAACAAATTTTAAATCAATAGCGTCCAATAACTACTTCAATTGTTCCTTCGCCGTCGCTATGATCTTGCAATGCTTTACCAATAACAGTACCCATTTTAGGATCATCAGATGCCATTGCACGACCGTTGCCTGCACTAACCATCATGTCACCTTTGTGTACTGGTCCTATTACTTTACAAGGTACACGTCCTTGTAGAGCTAGAGGAACAACATGATTGCCTTCTTGTGCTGCATTCATTAGATGTGCTGGATCTGTTGATACCACGCCTGCTACACGTTTACATTCAGCTGTATCACACATTGTAATTTCTTTGTCACCACCAAACATCACAACTGTACCTGGTTCAATGTCAGCATCTGCTTCATACATCTCTGCTAAGTCAGCGTATTGTGCTTGAGTAGTAGTAGCAGTAATTACACCTGCACTAAAGTTACCGCTACCATCACGGAACACAATAGTGCTTGCAGTGTTTGCGCTTGTAGCGTTTGAAGTAACAGTAAATGTACCGCTTGATGCGCTACCACTGATACCGCTACCGCTTGTAGCACCTGCTGTCAACTTACCATCCAACTGTGTTTGGATTGCACTTGTAACACCATCAACATAGTTCAACTCTGCTGTCGTTGCAGTGACACCATCCATTTTGTTAAGTTCTGCTGCCGTAGCTGTTATATCAGTTCCGCCGATTGCAATAGTTGTGGCATTCATCTTGCCGTTAACATCTAGTGGCACATCCATGTCCCAACGACTGTTAGTGTTATCCCATGTCAGTGACGCATATTCGCTCCCAACTGGACCAACTTTAATACCGCCGCCGTTAGCCTCTGCACTTGTAGATGCATTGTTAGCAACGTTGATTGCTAGGTCTGCAATTGTAACAACTGTACTATCAATTGTTGTTGTAGTACCTTGTACTTCTAGGTTACCTGTGATAATTGAATCACCTGTGATATCAAATCCACCTGCGTGTGTAACTGTTACAGTTGCATCAGCAATATTGCCTACAATGTTGCCACCGGTAGCAATAACCTCGACTTGGCTTGTACCATCGATAATTTTAGTAGCATCAACTCCAGTTAGTCCACTACCGTCGCCTATAAAAGCTGCACCTGTAATGTTGCCCGTGGCAACAACTTGACCTCCGGTAATGATGTTACCGCCGGTGACATTACCTGTGTCAGTAATACCATTTGTTCCATCTAATGTAATTGCCATCGTTGTTTAATCCTTGTTATCAGTATTTATCAAATTGAAAAATATCTATTAGTTTAGTTATAACACCGTTAGTGTTGATCCTGAAGCAACTTCAACATCACCTGTGATGTCAACTGGTCCAACCATTAACGCATTGATGTCCCCGTCTACAACAACACCTGTTTCACTTATAGTTTTTGGATTCGAAATAAACCCTTGAGTAAGTACTTTACCAATCCCAAACTCAACTGTGCCGTTCTTTCCATTGACCGAAACTTTAACATTGCCGTTAGTATCAGGTATCGATACATTTGATGTACCATTTGAAATGCCCGATGCACCCGGAATATTAGTTAGTCCGCTACCATCACCAACAAAAACACCGCCTGTTGTTTCAATGTTGCCAGTTGCTTCAACTAGTCCACCTGTAATAAAATTACCACCAGTTACGTTACCAGTAACCGATAAAGATGATAATGTTCCAACCGATGTGATATTTGTTTGTGCTGCTGTTTCTAGTGTACCAGCAATATTTGTAAATGCACCTCTTGTACCAGCAACGTTACCACCTGTGATGTTGCCTGTGGCATCAACTAGCCCTGTTGTATTTAAATTAGCACCATCGATGTTGCCCGATGCTGTTACAGTAACAGTTGTTACATCTGCATCAGATACTAAGTTACCGCCTTGTACATTACCTGTAAAGGTTGCTGTGGTACCATCAAGTGTTGTAACTGTACCTGTGCTTGCATCAATATCGCCTGTTGCTACCACGTCTGTTGTGTTAACAGTTGTAGCATTAACAGTTGTGATGTTACCGGTTGTGTATGTAGCTAGTGTACCATCTAGTGTTGTAACTGTACCTGTAGCTGCATCAATATCACCTGCTGTGATAAAGTTACCACCAGTGATGTTACCGGTTACAGTTGCTCCTTGATCAACCACCAATCCATCTGCAACTGTAATAAATGCTTCATCATCAGACTTGAATGTGTCAGCAACAACAGTTGTAGCAACAACACTTGCACTTGTTTCAATATTACCAGTTGCGTCTATTGCGCCTCCAGTGATCAAGTTAGCACCAGTTACGTTACCTGTAAATGTTGCTGTAGTACCATCTAGTGTTGTAATGCTACCAGTTGAGGCATCAATATCACCTGCTGTGATAAAGTTAGCACCAGTTATGTTACCGGTTGCTGTTATAGTTGTGTCGGTTGTAATTGCATCGTGTGCATATAAGCTACCAACTTCCGATGTACCCCAATCAACAACTGTTACAACATTATCTGCAATTGTGACATTTGCTGCAGAAATCATATTTCCTGCGCTGTTATCAAACCCTTGGAATGCTTTTTGTTGTTGTGAATTTGATGTATCGTAGTAAACTAATTCACTACCGCGGTCTTTGCCATCATTGCTTGTTAACGTAGCACCGTTGGCACCCATACCTTGAACAATGATTGGATCTTCGACTCGCAAATCATCAACATTAATATACGTAATGTTACCAGAAACTGTTAAGTTTCCTCCAATTGTAGCATTACCTGATGTAGCTAGTGTACCAACACTTGCCAAACTAGCAGTAATAAGATTACCACCTGTAACGTTACCGGTAGCATCTACTACACCTGCTGTGATAAAGTTAGCACCGGTTACGTTACCGGTTGCAACAACTTGTGCATCTGAGTTGATATTGCCACCATCAACATTGCCACTAAAGTCAGCAGTTGTACCATCTAGTGTGGTAATGCTACCTGTGGCTGCATCAATATCACCTGCTGTGATAAAGTTAGCGCCAGTTACGTTACCAGTTGCAACAACCTGTGCGTCCGAATTGATATTACCGCCATCAACATTACCACTGAAGTCAGCACTAGTACCATCTAGTGTGGTAATGCTACCTGTAGCTGCATCAATATCACCGCCAGTGATTAAGTTACCAGCTGTTATATTGCCGGTTGCATCAACAGCACCAGATGTAGTTAAGTTGCCACCTGATACATTACCAGCTGACGTAACTGTTAAAACATTAGAAATAGTGTTATTGTTAAGATCAATAGGATCAGCAACACTAATTGGGCCTGCGTCACCACTGATAATCGATTTACCTGCGCCTAGAGCTAAATCGCCATTTATTTCAATTTGACCACTACTAGTTGTTAACGCAATGTCAGCACTTCCAGAAGCAGTTAAGTTAATTGCTGCTTCAGACTGCATTGTTAATACACCGGTACCGGTTGTTTTTTGTGTTAAACTTTGATCTTCGTCGGCAGTAACAACAATAGTACCTGCTTGTGATTCAAGAACTTTTTGACCGTCAACATAAAGCGATCCAGGACCGATCCAAACATCGTTCCACATTCTTGTTGAACTACCTAAGTCATATGTAACGTTTGCAGCCGGAAGAACATTACCAGTAACTTCCATTCCGCTAGATGAAAACTCAGCAATTTCGCTGTCGGCAACACCAACTGTTATATTACCGCCAGAGCTTACAACTGTAACATTACTTGTACCGTTTGCTATTGAGCCTGTGCTGATATTACCCACTTGTGAATTAACGTAGGAAACAGTTGCAAGGTTTCCTGCTCCACCAGCAGTTGATCCATCATGTATTCTTAATGTCCAGTTGGTTGTATCGACTGTAATCTCGCCTACAGCCCCAGTAAAGACATCGTTCTCTGACCCGGTTCCTCTGCGATATTGTACTTGTGTGCTCATTCTTTTATTTCCTACTGTGTACTATTTATGTAGTAATAACCGCTCGGTCTGTAACTCTACGCCAGTTAGTACCATCGCTAAATGCTGGTA